AATTGAAAAATGGCGTATAACTAATTACTCTTACGATTATCTAATGGATGGAAATAAGGGTGCTTTTATGTATCTCGATCCTCCTTATGATATTAAGGATAATCTCTATGGGCGCAAAGGATCAATGCACAAAGGATTTGATCACGATAAGTTTGCTGCTGATTGCGACTCTTGTGATATGGACCAACTCATTAGTTACAACTCAGATCAACTAGTGAAGGATCGTTTTAAGAATTGGAACGCTGCTGAGTTTGATCTAACTTATACTATGCGTTCTGTTGGTGAATATATGCGCGAGCAAAAGCACCGTAAAGAACTCTTGCTTTTTAATTATGGAATTGAAGGACTGGTTAAACTCGATTAACTTCACAAAAGAAGACTTATCCGAAGAAATAAAAGATTATCCACCATACGTTATCAATCGTTGTTTATCTGGGCACATTGATTGTCTCATGTATGCAAATGAAATGAATATGCATCATCAGTTGGACAAAGATATGCAATATTCTTTTTATCTAAATACTCTTAGGAAACGGAAGAGATTTTCTCCCTGGCTCCGAAAGGATAAAGTCAAAGACTTAGAATGTGTAAAACAATACTATGGATATAGTAATGAAAAGGCATCTCAAGCACTGAAAATCCTGACAAAAGAACAACTTACTTTCATTAAACAACGACTTGATATTGGAGGAACAAAATGACTACTACGGTAGAACCTACTGTTGAATGGTCTCAAGACCAAATGGTAGAAGTAATTCTTAATGAACCTGATGACTTTCTGAAAGTTCGTGAAACTTTGACTCGCATTGGAGTCGCATCGAGAAAGGAGAAAAAACTGTATCAATCCTGCCATATTCTACATAAGCAGGGAAGATACTATATTGTTCACTTTAAGGAACTGTTTGCTCTTGATGGCAAACATGCAAATCTAACTGTGAATGACGTACAACGTCGCAATCGTATCGTTCGCCTTCTTGCGGATTGGGGTCTTATTGGTGTGGTTAATGTGGACTCTGTTCAGGACATTGCGCCACTCAATCAAATTAAGGTTCTCTCGTATAAGGATAAAGGAGATTGGATTCTAGAACAGAAGTATAATATTGGAAAGAAGGGAAAGACAGTAGAAGCAGAATAAATACTCGTGTGCCATTCGTGCGGCACTCTACAAAAGTCGGAACACCCTAAAAAGAGGTTCGGTTTTACCGATACCTCTTTTTTTCGTTTTATGGTTAAATAGTATTGGATGCCGAAAGGGTCCACAAAATACAAACTCGCTTTTAAAGGAGCTACTATAATGACTAACCTTGCACGTTATACTGCTGCGGATCTTCCTGCACTAATGGATAAGATTACGCGCAATAGTATTGGACTGGACGAATATTTTGATCGCCTGTTTCACCTACATGAAACAACTTCTAATTACCCCCCATATAACCTTGTTCAAGTAAGCAACGTAGAATCACGACTTGAACTTGCACTTGCTGGATTTAAGAAGAAGGAGGTCTATGTCTATACACAAGATGGGAAACTATTTGTCGAAGGACAAAAAGAGGATAAGGAATCCGACACCAACTACGTCCATAAGGGATTGGCTCAACGATCTTTCAAGAGAGCATGGACAATGGCAGACGATACAGAAGTCGCAGACGTATCCTTTGAAGACGGACTCCTCTCTGTCAACCTAAGGAAGATTGTTCCAGATCACCACAAACGCAAAGATTATCTCTAAATAAAAATAAAAAATGAAATCATTCGACGAATTCAAAACCATTGCATACAAGAACGCAATTCCCCATACTGTTTATTCTGGGGGAAAATCAAAAAAAATTCCAAAAGGAAAAGCAGTTCCTGTAAGAAGTCGTTCAAGTGCTGGTGGTGATGGAGATGGTGGAAATGGTGGAGGTGGAGACGGAGGAGAATAAATAGATTTGAATATCGTCGGCGCAGGGGAACGACTGGCAAAATCCAGTTGACTTTCCCCTTTTTTCTTGCTAGAATGAATTGAGATTGGAGTGTGTTATGACTATTAAACTATTACTTTTAAAATCTGGAGAAGACGTAATTTCTGAAGTCAAAGAAATGGTTTTCGGTGAAGGTGAAGATCGTAGAGTTGTTGGATATTTTCTAGAGAAACCATGCATTGTAAAAATGCGAGATCCTAGTATTCTAGAAGAAGAGAGTACTGAGGAAGCTAAAAAGGCAGCATACCAAGTTTCTTTGTATCCTTGGTTCCCTCTGACTAGGGATAAAGTTATTCCAGTTGGTGCGGATTGGGTTGTTACAATCGTAGAACCTATTGCTAGATTAAAACAAATTTACGTTGAGGACGTTTGGGGAAATGAAGAACCAGGAAGACAAAATGGTGAAGATTCTGGCACTGATGAACAATCTGATTCTGATAACTCAGATTGAAGAAGTTGGTGCAGAAATCGGAGAACCTGATTGTAAACTAATTGATCCTTTTGTGGTTAGAAGTGATCAAACATTGGAACCATTTTTATGTGGTTATACAAAGCAAAATACATTTATGATGAGTTCGGATAAGATTTTAACCATTTCAGACCCAACTCCAACACTTCTTGAAAAATACGAGGATCTTATTAAGTAATGAGTCTACGATTTTATACTAATGTTCAATTGATCGGAAATCAGGTTTTAGTGAGGGGTTATGAGAATGGGAAGAGATTTGAAAATAGAGATGAATTCTATCCAACTCTATTTGTAAAAACTAAGAAAGAATCTAAGTATAAGACTTTGGAGGGAACTCCAGTTGAACCAGTAAAACCTGGAACTATACGTGATTGTAGAGAATTTTACAATAAGTATGAAAACGTAGACGGTTTTGAAATCTATGGGAATGATAGATATATCTATCAATATATTTCCGAAAAATATCCAGAGGATGAGATTAAGTTTGATATCAGTAAAATCAAACTAGTCACTCTGGATATTGAGGTTGCTTCAGAAGAGGGATTCCCAGATGTAGAATCTTGCTCGGAAGAAATCCTTGCGATTACAATTCAGGACTATACAACTAAAGAAATTATTACTTGGGGAGTTAAACCCTTTAACAACAAGCAGAACAATGTTACTTATCATTGTTGTCCTAGTGAGTATGAACTTCTAAATCATTTCATTAATTATTGGATGGTTAATGTTCCCGATGTTGTTACTGGTTGGAACATTCAGTTGTATGATATCCCATATATTTGTAAGCGCCTGAATCGTGTTCTTGGTGAGAAACTGATGAAGCGTTTCTCCAACTGGGGACTTGTAACAGAGGGGGAAACTTATATTCAAGGTAGAAAGCATACCACATTTGATATTGGTGGACTTACTCAACTTGACTACTTGGATCTTTATAAGAAGTTTACTTATAAGGCACAGGAGTCCTATCGCCTTGATTACATTGCTGAGGTAGAACTGGGTCAGAAAAAACTTGATCACAGTGAGTTTGATACCTTCAAAGACTTTTATACTAAGGGATGGCAAAAGTTCATTGAATACAACATTGTTGACGTGGAACTTGTTGACCGTCTTGAAGATAAGATGAAATTGATTGAACTTGCGTTAACAATGGCATATGACGCAAAAGTAAATTATGCCGATGTTTTCTATCAAGTTAGAATGTGGGATAATATTATCTACACATATCTTAAAAAGAGAGATATTGTTATCCCCCCTAGAAACAGAGCACAAAAAGATGAAAAGTATGCTGGTGCCTATGTAAAGGAACCTATTCCTGGAATTTATGAGTGGGTTGTAAGTTTTGACTTGAACTCCCTCTATCCACACCTGATCATGCAATATAACATTTCTCCAGAAACTCTATTGGAGGAAAGGCACCCTTCTGTAAATGTAGATAAAATTCTCAATCAAAGTTTGAACTTTGAAATGTATAAAGACTATGCAGTTTGTGCTAATGGCGCAATGTATAGAAAAGACGTTCGTGGATTTCTTCCAGAACTTATGGAAAAGATTTACAATGAACGTGTTATCTTTAAGAAAAAAATGCTTGCCGCAGAGCAAGAATATGAAAAGAAAAAAACTAAAGAACTTGAGAAAGAAATCGCTCGTTGCAACAATATCCAAATGGCGAGAAAGATTCAACTTAACTCTGCCTATGGTGCGATTGGAAACCAGTATTTTAGGTACTACAAACTAGCAAACGCCGAAGCAATTACTTTTTCTGGTCAGGTTTCCATTCAGTGGATCATGAATAAGATGAATTCTTATTTAAATAGAATTCTTAAAACGGAGGGTGAAGATTATGTTATTGCTTCAGATACTGATTCTCTTTACATTAATATGGGTCCTTTGGTTGAAAGTGTATTCAAAGGAAGAGAGAAAACTACTCAAGGCATTGTTTCGTTCCTTGATAAGGTCTGTAACTTGGAATTTGAGAAGTATATTGAAAGTTCTTACCAAGAATTGGCTGACTATGTGAATGCATATGATCAGAAAATGTTCATGAAGCGCGAGTGTATTGCTGAGCGTGGAATATGGACTGCTAAGAAGAGATATATTCTTAGTGTATGGGATAGTGAGGGAGTTCGGTATGAAAAGTCAAAACTAAAAATTAAGGGTATTGAAGCGATTAAGTCTTCTACTCCCGCTCCTTGTAGAAAGATGCTTAAAGAATCTTTCAATATTATGATGAGCGGAACTGAGAATGATATGATTGACTTTATTGAAGACTGTCGTAATAAATTTAAGAGACTAACTCCAGAGGAAGTGTCTTTTCCAAGATCTGCCTCTGATGTTCAAAAGTATAAATCTTCTTCTAGCGTTTATATAAAGGGAACTCCAATTCATGTTAGAGGAGCACTTCTTTTCAATCATTATGTGAAAGATAAGAAGTTAACTGGTAAATATTCTCTCATTCAAAATGGGGAAAAAATTAAATTTATCTATCTGAAAAAACCAAACATAATTCATGAGAATGTCATTTCATTCATTCAAGAATTTCCAAAAGAGCTTGGTCTTGACAGATACATTGACTATGAACTACAATTTGAGAAAGCGTTTCTAGAACCACTAAAAAGCATTCTTGATGTTATTGGTTGGAAAGTAGAAAAGACTGTAAACCTTGATTCATTTTTTGCCTAATGGATTTGCCTATTAACGACGACGAATTAAACACTATTATCAATGCAATGACTCTTGGTGGAGATGTTGCACTTTATCAAAAACTTAAACTTGTAAAAGAATTGCGAGAACAAGGTTTACCCTATAAAAAGATACTTCGTGATCAGTATGGAATTCTGGTTTAATACTAAATGTATACTTTAAATCCAAATATAATTTGCAAAGATCTAAAAATATTATCCATAAAAAATTTTTATAATGTCAATCCTCTCATTAAAAGAAAAATAAATTTTTGTCTGGAAGATAATTATATAAAATATTATGGTTTTTATGTGGGTGGTAATTATGTGAGTGGTAATTATCCAATAATTGAAAAGAATCATTTATTTTTTGAAGATATTAAAAATAAATACCTAAAGATATGTAAAAAAATTTTTGGAGAATTTTCGGAAATAAGATATGATGAATCTAATATTTGGTGCTATAGAAGTGAATTGAATAATAATGCTTCATATTATCACAATCATATAAAATCTTCAGTAATAAATGGAGTTTATTACTATCAAATTAATAGTGGAGATAGTATTAGTTTTTTAGGTAAAGACCTGTCAGAAATTAAATATTACCCAAAAATAGGAGAACTATTAATATTTCCAAGTTATGTTTATCATAAACCTAATAAAACAGAAAAAAACAAAATAAGATATTCTTTTAATATGGAAATCGTTACAAAAGAAGATGTAAATGATATTTTTAAAGTAATATAATAGAAGATTACTTTAAAAAATAATTGCAGATAAACAATTTAAATTAGATTGAATTATGGACTTTTTAAAAGATATTGTAAAGGAAATCGGTGATGACTTTACAAAACTAGCATCAGATATTGACGAAACAGAAACTTATGTTGATACGGGTTCATACATTTTTAATGCACTGGTTTCAGGTAGTGTATTTGGCGGTGTATCTGGGAACAAGATTACTGCTATTGCTGGAGAGTCTAGTACTGGAAAGACTTTTTTCTCTCTCGCAGTGGTTAAGAACTTTCTTGATTCTAATCCCGATGGTTACTGT